CACCGCTGCCTCCCGCAGTACCACCACCCTGAAGGTATGATACTGTCGTATCTATGTTTGTAAATGTAGGCTGTATGTTGAGTTTCATTCCTACTGGGTGTAGGAGTTTTAGATAAGAATCCAAATAATCGTCTGTACTGATGGGATTATTATCTTGGAATGTAATTTCTAGTGTATATTCACCCTGTCCATCATCAACACTGACTGACTGCGCTCCCAAAAGGGTAATGAAAAAATATGCAAGGGATACATCTGTTCCCTTGAAATTGTAGAATTTCGTTTTTACTCCACGTAAAAAGTCTCTTATATTTTCATTTGTAATAAAAGGTTTTGCAGAATCTTCCGTAACACTATTTACAATCTGATTGTTTTGATTGAAGAATAAAATTTCCTTTGGATCTTCTGCAAGTTCTTTGTAACCGGGAGCGTACAAATCTAAGAAATAAAATATCAATTCATCTGGACATTCATCAATGTCTTTGACTCTATCAAATCTATCATCCAAAATGTATTCACTGCCGTATTCACCATAAAGCCAATCATAGTATTTCTGTAAAAATGTAACGAGCTTTGCATTTATACCAGAATCATCATGTCGTTCCCTCAACCAAAGCTGAAGCTGTGATTTAACATCAATATAATCTGTTGATACAACTTCTTTTAGTTCTTGTACTAACTGTTCTGTATCAAATGATCCAGATTTATACGACGGAAATCGTATAAAAATGTCTTCCTGTATTGAAACAATTGGACGACCTTTGGGATCTAGAAACAGTGATGTTAATTCTAACATTAGCTTAGAGTTCCAATAACTTCATCTTTAATTTTAATTATTCCGGAATCAACATTGTAGTCTGCACTTATTCCAGAGAAAGAAAATACCCCCAATTTATCTTTGTCAAAATTGAGAAGTCCTGAATTTAGATCGATAACACTGGAATAAGTATTTCCAGATGGGGCTGCTGCAAATTCACCAGAATCATTTAATGTCATTCTTGTAGATGTTCCATTTATGGTTGCGGTAGCATTTAGAGTACCACCACCAGCAGTTCCACCCAGCGCATTCTTTAGATCAAAGTTGTATTGACTTCCATTGAAATTGTTTATCTCTGCAAATGCGCTAGAGAAACTTCCATCCGTACCAGAAACTCTTCCTATATCAGATGCCTTTACTGTAACATTGAATGATTTTGATGAACCATTTCTAAAATAAAGCTGATTAAAAGCATTACTTGCTTCTGTATTTCTAAATCCAAACCGTATACCGACTTCTGTGGGTGGATTGTACGCAAACGAAAGTCCTGCCACAACCTTATTTTTGAGATTATTAACTACATCAATAGCAACACTATTAGACGAACCAATAATTGCTCTGTCAGATTCTCTCATCAAACTAATGTACGATATACCATTAGATCTATTTCCTGTGTCAGATCCACCATAAACAGATATATTGTATTCTGGATCCACTGTGCTTATATCAGTAAATAGCTGTGCAATTGCATTGATATAATCATCCTTCGATACAATTCTACCAGAAGAAGTAAACTCACGCGGAGCAAAGAATTTTATTGCATCAAGATCAGGGGAATTGTAACCATTTACCGCTTGAGTCAAGGTATTTGTTACCAAAACACCACCGACATTAGAAGAAAATTTATTCGAACCATTAGTTATTGCGCCGCTACTATTAACATAACTAACGAATACATCTTCACCTTTTTTGACACCTCTACCATTGATTTTTCCATCAGTATCTTTATATCCACCAAAGAATATTGTATATCCATCGTTTGATGTTTCTAAGAAATACACTTTACTATTTTCATCAATAGTGTTGTCAGTGTTTGTGACTCGTTTATACTGCGTCAATCCTGTATCAACTTCATTCACATAAACTCTCAACGTTCTAGGGTCGAGTGTTTTATTTTTTATCTCTATTTTCTGTTTTTCATAGTTAACTTTGACAGGATTTTTAATGACAACATTTTTTGCTTGATATACACTAATATCAACTACAGATCCCTGTTGCTGACCTTGGACCGTACCGGGAATCCATACCTCATTTGTTTGTGGATCTTCATCCTCTGCACCACCAGTGTAATAAAACGTATATTGTGTTCCATTCGGAGCAGTTGCATAGAAAGTCGATTCATATGGTTTTAGTTTGACGGAGGTCGTGGTATTTGTTGCAACCTTTAGTTGAGCAGAAGACGCAGCTCTATGGGAAATTGTGTAACCAAACGGCTTAACCAAGGAAATTAAACTATCTAATCTCTGAGCAGAATCCAAAAATGATTCGTTAATTAGCATGTTAGAATAGAATGCATAATACAGTGTGTTGTATGATAATAGGTCTACTATTGTAGAAACTATAGAACCATCAAAATCATAATCAAGATCTGATTGAGACTGAAGAAAATTCTTGATGCTAGATTTGATATCATCAAAGTTTAATTTTCCTAACTGTATAAATTTATCTGATGCCATTTTATCCGTTTCCTATTGTTAATCTAACACCATCTGATATATTGGATGTTTCTGTTATATTTGAATTGTTACCAAACGAAACCACATCATATAAAATTTCTACGATAACTGCATTATCACCAAGAGAATTGTATTCATCATCGACGATAATAAAATCACTAAATCTTACTCTAGGCTCAAACTTATTTATATTAGATTTAACTCTTTCTTTGATAGAAGAAAAAATAACCCCATCGTTATCTTTCAATTCGAAATATAGGTCTTGAAGTCCAACCCCAATATCTGAAGAAGAAAAGAATCTTTCTTTGGGTCGTGTTAGTAGTATATTTACTATTGATTGTCTAATTGATTGTAAATCTTTTTTGAGTGAAATATCTCCAGTAATAGAATTTCTGGAAAGGTCCACATCTAGATCAGAAAATGTATAATCTTTATATACCATATATTATCCCCCCTCTGGATCTGGAATTCTATTATCTCGTATAAGAGTCAAAACCATCTTATAATTCTGAAGAGATGCTATCCTGTGTTCAATTCGAGAAATTAACCATGAACCAGAATATTTTGCCCCAAGTGCAGTTCCATCATCAGGTAAAACAAGGAAATCACCAATACTAACCTCTAAATTACCCGGAATAATGCAATTTGCTGTCTGTGCTGCATATAAGTTTAATAGGGCATTTCGTATAATTGGAACTTTTTGATTCGTTTCCCAGAAAGTGGAATACGTCTTCGATGCTCTCAAATAACTATAAAAATCTTTTCCATGACACGGACAATCAGTGCTCATTAAACTATCTGGATCTGATGTAATGCATCCGAGGTAAACGTCTCTGAGAGTTTCTCGTATCAAATCGCCTTCATTTGCAACACTTTCAGCCCATTCTATTTCCTGATTTGACGGCTCTTGGAAAAGTGGGGCAGCGGCTCCTGTGCATGGACAATTACATAACGAATCTGTATCTGTACACGAACTATTATCGACAGGGCCTTTGATGTTCACACAATCAAAGGCATCATCTTTCATCAATATAGATTCTTGATCAGTGTTATATAAACGCTTCTTCCTACGATATTTAATATTTCTACCACTCATGTTATCGAACATCTCCCGTCATGATCGTTCTCAACAGAGAATACATACACAGTTTCACTTCCTTCTGATCTTGGCTGTGGTTTTGCTGGATCCAATATATTAGGTCTTGATTCTAAATCAACTCGGTCAACATTTACCTGTACACTCTCACCACCTGCACCCACCTTATAATATTTAATATCATTTACTGATCCGCAGAATGGGGTTGGTAAATTTTTCGTACCAAATATACTATTTGTGAGATACATCAATTTTTCACTATCAGTTGCATCCGCATCATCGGGAATTTCTGGTCCGTCATAGTCGGTTTCACCAGCACATCCTTCTGTCCTTAATGTAGAAAATTCATTAGCTTTTAAGGCAGTCATTTTTACAACTCTACCCATATATGTTTGTGGTATTGGTACAGGTTCGTCCCCGAAAGATCCCGCAGGACAACTCTGCTTTCCTCGAAGATTTAGACCAGCCGTCATTCCCCCCACAGGCATGAGATCAAACCCTTCAGGGTAATCATAACCCATCTCATTAATGCCTGCATTTGTAAATGCTATGTTATTGACTATTTCATTTAAATTGTATGCAGTGAACAGCCCCTTCTTTCCACCATCAACTGGGATGACGAACAATTCTTGGGGCCAATTGATCATATACAATTTCTCGTTTTCATCCATATGAGGCAAACCGAAGTCAAATGTGATTCCAAGATACTTAGGATCCAATGCAGTTCCATCTTCATTGAACCCTGTTATTCCAGAAGGGATATACATCTGGTGTTGATCAGTCGAGCAAATGTTATCTCGATGCGGACCAGTTGACGGGTTGATATCTAGTTGTTGACTTACATAGTCGAAGTATGAACCATAATCTTCCCTGAATTCTTCCGGAATACATCCAGCCGCATCCCCTAGTATTTTGATGAGCTGTTTTGGCCATACTTCAACTTCAACAAACGCATATCGGAATAAGTTCGGGGCAGTTGTTCCACCAGGTCCAGTCATACCAAAAGGAGCATATACCTGATGGAGTAGATCATCCTCAGTACCTCCTTGTGGATCATCCCCCACATACATATCAACTTCTGCTGAATGGTATCCAACAAGCATCGCCATAAATTCATCAGGAGCATCCGAATCACAGCACACACTATACCGATATCTGTTCCATTGCTCCTTTAGATCTTTCAGCAATGATATGGCCAATTTGTTTTTTCGTAGTGGTTCTTTGATTTGGGTAACAACATCATAAATACCAATCTCATTTGTTTCAGCACTTGTTTCAAATGGGAATGGAGTTAAATCAAACATTGTTTGCCACACAAATTTATCTTCTCTTCCGTGAGAAACAGCATATGATTCAGTATCTGTTACATATGGTTTATTTAAATAATTTTCATTAAAATATCCATAAACAGGATCGTCTAATGGTGCAAGGCTTCTTTGGAAGAATAAATCATTCTGAAGATCTATGACCGGTGTGTCGGACATCAATATACCGTTACTCTCGTACTCCACCTCCTCATCCTCATCATCCCCCTCAGACTCAATTTCAGTGAAAAAATCATCCCTATAAGTATATGAAATGTCTGAGCACTTGAAGTGTGAACCAGAACTCATAAAATCATGATAATATGCATTTTGTCTAATTCCGGGATTGAGGACATCGACAATATCGGGGGGATCCTCGTCACCTTCGTTCACCTCTACTACAATATTGTTATAGATTCCGCGCCAGTCTGGCTCTACACAATTATAAGACCCCGAGAATGCCCCGCTTTCCTGTAGATCAAGCAGATCAACATCCTTTTCCAACTTAAATGATTCTGCTCGTCTATAGAAATTTTCATCATTGGTAAATGTGTATCTGTGATATGTGTCTCTATCAGTTCCTTGAGTTAATCGCAATTCGCGAAGACCGTTACTTCCTCCGATGGGAACAAAATTCCATTTATTAAAGTCTTGGAAAAAGACATAAGATGGATTTTCTGGTTCATTTTGAGGAACAGCATAATTCAAACATGCCCGTATCATTTCCAACAAAGTGGGAACACCGTTAGGCTTACCCCATGGATATGAGGATTGATTTGGTTTAAACCACACACCATTTTGTGTCTCCACTAATGTTGGTGGTTCTTTGCATGTGTTTATAATATTTCCAGTTTGTTCTTCCTCTGGAGTCGGGGAAAAATAACCAAATGTATTTGCAACATCATCTATAAACGACACGGTAGTATCATCTTGATCTTCCGCGATATGAGATATTTTTCCAATATATCCCTGCGTTTCTATTTCAGACAAATCCCTAAAGTTTACCATAGATGATTCATAAGAAGAAAATTCTAATCTATATGTTACCTTCTGGGAAGACGCAGAGGCAGCTCCAATAGTTCCCGGTGATATACTTGACACAATAGAAACATTGTAAACATAAAATATTAAATTCTCTACACTGGTTTCAGTATCTTCTTCATTTACAGTAGAGAATGAAAATTTTATATAAGAACCGCTTTTTGCTAGGTTTGATATGCTAGGCTGATCCACAGATGCTTCGTCTGGATTAGGATCGTTTAGGATAACAAATCCATCCATACCACCACTACCAAAAAGACTCTGATTTATTGACATCGAACCAAAGATTTCTTGTGCTCGTGTGTTATCTGCCACTGAAATAAATTCTTCAGATGAAGGTGATTTTATAGAAATATCTCTGAATGAAATGTCATTAACTGTTTCGCGAGTGCTCATTTATTAAAGTCTTTTCTTATTTTCTCTACGATGCTGCCGACTATAGTTGAACGAGCAGTATCAATGTATCGCTTTTCTTCATTTTCATCTAATAGATTGGTTCTGATATCATGTAGTTCTATGTTTGCAGTAAACCCAAAAGTACCCCCATCAGGTCCGGTATCTCCGCTTGGCTGTAAAATATAAGCATCCAATAAAGAACATGTCCCTCGTGTGTTTCCTGCATCATATTCAGGCACAAGGGAATTGAAGGAAATTCCATGAATATCAACATTCATCATATATGGATTTAATATTTGTGTGCCATTAACCGTATATCGAAATTCCTCTAAGGAATCAATAAAGTTACTGACTCTCCTCATTGTAAAATTATTTAATGTGAGTCCGGGAAATTGAGCTTTATTATTTACAACAGCTCCATCCGTCTCTACCTTTCCGTCTTGATCTCGATGGAAGACTCGGAATGTGTTGCCTTCTTTAAAGAAATCAGTCGCAGTCGTTGGACTATCCGTACCAGTACCAAAGAAATAGTCCTTCACATGTATTTTTCGTAAGAAAGAATCCCAAGAATTTATTATTGCATAGGAGGGAATTTCTCCGGCATCCGGATCAACACTATCTAGATCGCTAACCAGAGCCAATACATCACCACGTTTAAACTCAGAAGTGCTCTCTAGCATGTGTATAGAAAAACCACCATAGGTATCACTTAACTGCTCTGTAAAATGTATTTCGTTTAATGGCCAATCATTTTTTGATGTGTGGTTGTTGAGTAATAGATTGACATAAAACAAATCGGTAGAACCATACATTTGATCGGAATATTGATCCGGTCGAAGTCCATTGTCTATTCTCAACCTATCTGCACCATTCGTTTCTATAGTTGGACGAGAGAATAAATCTTTGACTGTTCTGGCATGAGCAGCAGTTTTTCCAAATAAGTATTTTATTTCTTTTAAAAAATTAAAGTACATTATTTCTATACGTCCTCAATAAAGAATTCGGATCGACTCTTAATCTGCCCACCAACATTCATTGCATTCTCTAGCTCTACGAAGTTGAGTACAATATTATAGGAAAATGGAACATACTCACCATCATTTGCTCCTGCACCCGGAACGATAAAGGACTGATTATCTAAGGCATGTACAACATTCATCAAAACACACGGTTTAGGTTCACCCAACCAAAATCTGGTAGTGTTTTTCTCATCTTGAAGTTTAGCATTCAATGCTCCTATTGTCCATATGTTTGGTGGTCTCATACGTGTAGCTAATGCAATATCACCTTGATCCTGCTTATCACCAGCAACCGGCATTGAATTGACTTCAAATGTATTTGCTATTTGGGCTGCACCAGATGGCTGTGCGTCCAATCCCGTTGATTTTAGATTGAAATTAAAGTTATACTTTCTCTTGGATGAACCCAAAAATCCAGTTTCAGTGGTCAGCAATTCCAATCTACCCAAACTGGATGTTATCTGTCCAAACGCATCAGCAGAATACCTCTTAGAAATAGCTTCCAGCTTTTCATCAAGTTTATTCAGTACTTCACTTGCGGAAGCATCAGTTCCTTGTGGAGTTTCAAATCCTATTGTACTCAACGCTTGCAAAACATTTTCCATCATCGGAGCATCTTCAGAATACCGATGACTTGCACCCCTCGTAACAAAAACACCCGGTAGAAATATTTCCACTATTGGGCTTGTTAGGCTTGCTCTATCCGCTGTTTTTCTTGGGAAAGGATAGCATCGAAAAACAAGATAATAAGGCGCTTCTGATGATGTCGTACCCCATCTTAATATTGCCATATATTTTCCTTAAAGTTACTATATATATAGTGAGTTTAACGGTGTCGTATGGCTTATAAATCAAAATACAAACCAGAAAATCCATCCAAGTATATTGGAGATACTGACAAAATTATATGTCGTTCTCTATGGGAAAGAAAGGTCTGTAAATATCTTGATAAAAATGAAAACGTTGTTCGGTGGGGAAGTGAAGAATTTTTCGTTCCGTATACATCACCGATAGATAAAAAGCCACACAAATATTATCCTGATTTTATAGCCGAAATAAAACAAAAAAATGGATCCGTACAGACCTATGTTATAGAAGTTAAACCAGACAAGCAAACACGACCACCAGCGAAGCCCAAAAAACAGACTAAAACTTATAGAACCAACGTATTTACATATTTAACAAACGAAGCAAAATGGGATGCTACCAAGGCTGTGTGCGAAAAAAAGGACTGGAAGTTTGTTTTGTTGACAGAGAAGCATCTATTTAAGGACAAAAAATGACATCAAACAATGTTGACAATCTAATCAATTCAGTTTACGCTGATGGCTACATTCGACAAAACAAATATGCTATAGACATGAGTTATGGTGGTGATTTTGTGACGAATATACCCGCTTATGCCATACGAATACCGGGATGGGACATTTCAACTGTAACAGAATCTAACGTTGCGGGTGGACGACAATTTGATCGAGCTGGTGGAGCCAGTATCAAACACTTCCCCTATAGAAAGAATTGGCGACAAGAATTGTTCGTAACATTTTTCATGGAAAAAAAACTAGACACATTTGATTTTGTCAACAAATGGGCAAACAGTGTCGCCGCACCTGCTGGACCTAGACCATTTTATGAATCACAAGTTAAAGGGAATTATCTACGAATTAAAGTTGGGGAATATGCTGATAGTGGAGCTGCGGGGACTGAAGGGAGTCCGGATATAACCTTTGTATTTGAGGAAGCATTTCCACGAGTAGTATATCCAATAGAACTCAAACCAATTGAAGATGTTAGTCCATTCATTTTTAGTGTACAATTTAACTACCGTTATTTTGATATATTCGATACTAACGGTGGAACAGTAGGATAAAAATATGATTGATTTGCCTGTATATGAAACAAAGTTGCCCGTATTGAATAAAAAAATCAAATTCTCTCCCTTAACAGTAAAACAAGAAAAGAGCATAGGTGCTGCAAAACAGACTGGGGGCAACTCAGCCGCATTTACGACATTCTTGGAGATACTGAAGGAAAAAATAAACACTGATATAAGTAAATTGTCCGAACCCGATTTGATCCATTGTATACTTGAACTTCGTAAATTTTCTGTCGGAGAAAAATTCAAAACTACCTTTGTCTGTCCACACTCAAAACAAAAGGTAACAAAAGAAGTTGATTGTAATTTAATTTCTATCAATGGAAAGAAAAGAGAATCTACCTTTAGTGAAATGGGATGTACGATCAAAGTAAAAATACCAAAGAAGCAAAAGGATCTATGGGGTGCAATAGATTTTATAGAAACCGCAAAAGAAAAGATTGATTTTTCAGATTTGACCGAAAGTCAGAAAGAGAATCAATTTAATAATCTACCAATAAAAGTAAAGAATAAAATACAAGAAGAATTAAATAATCTTTTTCACTATGAATATGAATTGAATTATAAATCAGACAATAATCACACCATAAAGGTTAGAAGCGCAGAGGATTTTTTTATCTTACTTTTTGTCATGTAAATGTAATCAACTATTATTTTATTAACTTTAAATTGATTCATCAATATGGGTACAATTTAAGTGATCTTGAAAATATGATGCCATGGGAAAGGAAAATATATTTGACCCTACTCAATTCCCACATCAAAGAAGAGAATATGAAACGAGAACAAGAATTACTAAAAAGGAAATATAGATGACAGAAGAAAATGACAAATTTGATGAAGAAAATTTAGACAAAGACATATATTCTGATGACATCGAATTTACTCCCGCCGAAGAAAATATTGATAATCTAGAAGAAGAACTGGAAAAGGATGAAGTTTATCTAGAAGACTCAAATAAGGTAGAAAAAACAGATCCCCAAAATGTATCTTTTGGTATAGAAGAACCAATCACAAATACGCCAGATTTCACTTCAGAAGATGAGGTAATGATTGGTATGGAAGATACAAATATTGGAGATATCTCTGAGCCTGATGAAGAGTACACTTCAATAAATCTATTAGAAGACTCATTAACTAGCGATCTGGATAGAACAGATTTATTCTCTACGACAGAAAATTATGTTGTTGATGAAGAAACCAGTTCACCCCAATTCACATCAGAACTTGATGAAAAGGATGTGGAGAGTATGGTAATTCCGCAGATGGGTCTTGCACAGACAGCGAAAATTTCCGCCGACGCTGCTGCACTAGAAGTTCAGCCACCAGATGAACCGGGAAAAGTAGTGCAAAGAACTGATGGCGAATTACAACAAGCCGCAGCAAATCTTGCTGGTTATCAACCCCAAACAGAAAAGTTGCCCTCTAACTCAAATGGGTTAGGGGCAACTCCTCGTCCTTCTCAGGCGCTTAATCGAATCAAGACTTTGGCGGGTGAACTGAAGAACACTCGCTTTGGTTTTGGTTGATTACTCCTGTGAGAGCTTCTGGAAATAATCCAGAGTATCGGTTTCTTCAGAAATCTCTGGTGTCACCTTCGAGGGTTCTGGATCAAGAGAGACGTTCTCTGCGGTGTCCTTGGGGACATCGGTATAACGAATGTCATCACCAATAACGGTATTCAGACGCTCCTTGAGTTCGTCGTATGATTTGAAGTTAGAAGGATCAGTAAACGGCTTAAGCGGGTACTGCTTCTTCCAGAGTTCTTCGAGTTGAGCGTCATCGCCATCAAACAGAGGACTGAGCGAATCAAACTCAGACTTGTCGTAGTTGATGAAGCCAGCAACCTTACGAACCTTCAACTTGAAGTTTGCGCCAGTCCAGAAATTGAATGGCTCAATTGCTTCTTCATCTGCAAACTCCGGTTCCATGGCTTCCTGAATCTTATCGAAGATTCTCTTACCAAACTTGTAGAGGAAAACCTTACCCTCATTCTGCGGATTTGCAGGATCGCTAATCACGAGAATATTGGAGATGTACTGGAGCTTGCGCTTACGAGCACGAGCGATATCCTTGTCACTCTCAAGTCCACTGTTCCAGAGTTCAGAGTTCATCTCTGAAACAGGATCCTTTTCACCAAGTGTGGTTCGGGAGTTCTCGATGAACCAACCACCCTTAGCTTGGAATGCGTGGGAGTAGAGCTTTGCCCAAGGAAGCTCCTCATTTGGAGGGGCCGGAAGAAAACGAATCACAGCATAACCATTACTGGACTTGTCCAGTTCTGGCTTCCAGAAGCGATCATCCTTGTACGAGTCCTTGCTACCCGAACTCTCCTGAATCTTCTTCGAGAGTTCATCAAGACTGGTCTTTGACCTACGTTTAAAATCTGAAAAATCCATACTACTATCCTTTCCCGAGGAACTACCTCGGACTAAATTTCACAGGGAACTCCCCTGTACTTAAATTGGTAATTTATTTTTTGGTTTCGGAAGGAGATTGAGATCTTGTCCTTCCATTCGGATTTTTTCTACTAGAGGTTTAGATAGTGATTTTGCCACTATCGCGGGTTCGATGTCGTATTGTTCACACAATAATATCACGGCATCGATGTAATCTCCACCCTTTTTCTCGATATATTTTTCGACTTCTCTAGAGAAATTTTTCTTTTGTTCTTCGTTGAGTATCACTTGTTTCTCCACATAAATATTATACTTTATTTATACTCCATGTCAAATGCTTATATATAAAATAGCACTCTAGGAGAACAAAATGCCTGATACTACAGACAATATTATCGTGCAAACTGTAGGCACAACAGCCAGCATAGCCACCGACTATGGAACAAGTGGTGTTGGTGTAGGAACCGCACACCTACCCCTCAATAAGATGATTTACGGCAATTCTGGTGAAGCCGTAAGAGTTTCCACAGATAATCCCCTACCCATCACCGTATCTGGTAGTGATGTGGCAATTACTGTAAGTGGCAATATCGGAAACTCCGGTCCGCTTGGAGTGCAGAACTACATTGATGCAGACGGGGATATACAATATATTGCCGTAGCCGGATCAACAGCAGGAGCAGCAATTGGTGTTACTGGTTCTATTGAAATAACATCAGCAAATAACCCATTAAGAATTACTGGTGGTAGAAGACTCAATCATCTCACAGATTCAATCGAAGCAACTGGTTCGGTAACTATCGGTGATTCGTTCAGTGGAATAACAGGTGCCGCCGTCGGCGTTTATTCGGGTGTTGAAGGTAAAGCAATCGGTGCATCTGGTGATGCACTTAAAGTTTCGGTGATGGACGCTGATATTACTGCCACTGTATCATTATCAGCAACAGTTGGTGTAACAAATGGAGGAAGTAATGGTACACTAAAGGTTGAAGGTGTTGCTGACGGAGTTGTGGTTCCAGTTAGTGATTCTACTGTAGTATCTAAATTGGATACAGTAACTCTCAGTCAAATAAATCAACCTACTGGAATAACGGCAGGAATTTTCTACGTAACATCAACATCGAAACAACTACCACATCATGGAATGAGTTCTGGTGTTAATATACGAGCAACAAGCAATAATACAGCAGCAATTTATATTGGAGCTGGCTTTACCATAGGGACTGATGGATATCCAATGTCTGCTGGTGAATCATTATTCATTGAATGTAATAACCTAAACCTGCTATATGCTATTGGCGGAGCAACGGGACAATCATTAAATTATCTGGCGTCGTAACGTATGAGCAATGTACTTGGAGACGATCCCGACTTCTTTATCCTAGATCTAGGAACTGCTGATTTTTATGGTCTACAGTTTGTAGATACAGATGAAGAACTAATCCTATTAAATGAAAAGCTCCGATCCATCCCCAACATATTAATAGAAGGATCAAAAATGATCCTTGATTATAGTGATATTTCTGATTCTAGGGATAAAGAAACTATCGATACGACATTTAAATCAATGTCTGTCAATGATGGCTTTACATTATCAAACGCAATTTATAATGACATAACAAGAGATTATGCAGCGGATTTAGCTGCATCTTGCACACTAGCAAGCTACGAAGACTATAAGATAATTGCTAGTGATTGTACCATTGGAAGCACAGCAGGATTAGATTATTATCTACGAGAGTATTTTGAGACAGTACCTCAAATAACAACTTCGGCCACATTAACAGGTGGAACAGGAACAAACAAAGTAATAAACTATACCACGGGAACAGATACAAGTTTCATTTCCAATAATTTTTCTCAATCCGATTACATTGATTTTGCTACCACAGAGAATACGGGTAGGTGGACAATAGACACCATAGAAACCGATAGCTCAGGAAGAGAAATTGTATCTTTAATTGGTGCAAGTATTAAAGAAGAAAATTTAAAAGGAACGAAGGTTACTGCTACCCATTCCCGAAAAGTGTATTTAAGTGATGGAAGTAGATATGACCTAGGCGAAATCACAACTTTTGTTGTAGATTTAAAAGACATCGATGGCAAAAATTACTTTACCATCGATGGTGTTCCTCAGAAGAACTTGGTTCTTTTTAGGGGAAATATGTATGTCTTTATTGAAAATGCTTACCCAGAACACAGATTAGGTTTTTCTACCACCCCTGACGGAGTTTGGAGTGGAGGCTCAGAATTTTCAAATGTTGGTCTATACCAAGTAATTGACAGTTCCGTTGGTAAGAGAATAACGATCATGATTCCGAATAATACGTTCAATGATACCATTTACTATTATTGTGGGCAACATGCTGGAATGGGTGCATCAATCAGATCATCTGGTGGATACACATATGGAACATCACCAACGTTAAATACATACAGTTCCTCTTTGGACTTTGGAACTGGAAGTGGCGTTTTAGGCACCAATTATTAATTTTTACCTTTTCTTTTACCTCGCTTACCAGAAGCCCTAAGTTTTCTGGTATCATTTTTGTCTGCGAGTTTAACGATAAAATTACCATTAAAGAAAAATACCTTTGCTTCAATTCCCTTTGACGCGAGTTCTTCTTCGATGATTACACGAATAACATCAACTCTGGATTCACGGTCTTGTGAAAATCCTCTAGAGCCTTTTCTTCGTTCACCATCTCGTCTTCCCCTTTGACCTCTGTTATCACCTCGAAGTTGAAAATCGGGTGCGTTGTTGAATCGTGGGGGATCGGTGATGATGTCATTCACTGGGTACACGACATAACCGGGTGAAGAAAGTTCTGCTACGAGTGAAAGAATCATGGTGGCTAATAAATTCATAAGAATCTCCTTTTCTTATGAGTATTTAGCGTCTTCTACGTCTCATAGCAAAACCCAATCCACCTAAGACACCGAGAGTCGCTGGTCCGGGAATCTCTATTGGCTTAATGGTTGTGAAGTTGTGAAAGTTTCCATCATAATCAGAGAATAGGAAACCATAAGTTTCCTCAAAACCAAGTCCATTACCGAAGACTGTGAACGCTTTCCATTCACCGGGATCAATTTCGTAGTCATGAACAAAAGAACCAAATACTTCCGTGTATGTTAACCCATACAGAGAATCCTCATCTAGACGAATTCCATATCGAAACTTATCAAATTCTTCCCAATATGAAACCCTAAAACGTCCGGACCAATTGTCAGTTTCAAAATATTGAACATCAACATAGTCTGGTGGTGCAATACTGGAAAGAATGCTGGCTGTAATCATAGCTGAAATCATAAATTACCTTTCTCAAAATGTTAAAAATAGCTCCGGTGGGATTCGAACCCACACTGTACGGATTTTAAGTCCGTTGCCTCTGCCTGTTGGGCTACGGAGCCATGCGTATATTATACCATGAAACTCCGTAAAATCAATCTATTCGGTAAGAAATTCACCTTCATAATCAACATTATCCTGAATAAATGTACTAAGTGCATCAGGAGATGCCCACCCTTTGGTGCCATTTTCATATTTAACTTCGATGAGTTGATTGCCTTCTTTATCGACTTTAGTTGCAATGACTGTTGCTTTTTTCTTTGTAGGAACGTGAATTACTTCTTCCATTAACATGAATTGTTTCATTAGTATTCCAACCTTTCGTAACCCTCTCGGGTTGTGTAGTAAATTTTATCAAACATCAATTTGCACCACGGACAACAGAGAGAACAAGGATGAGATAAACGCAAATCACCAAACCTGTTAAACCTAAAGTTGACCAATTCAAGATTCTTTCTTTCTTTGCATCTGAGTAATGCGTCCAATTCCGAATGAACTTCATCATATCTATATCCAATCTTCTTTGCTTGTGGATGAGACTTGAGTTGATTCGTGCCTATTGCAATAACATTATTACGAACCAGAATCAACGAAACATGTTTCTTTTGTCTCGTACTCTGGAGAGCATAAGGTAGTGCAATCTCTGCAAGTTTATCGAATTTACGTTGGTTCATAGTATAACACGGGCGGAAAGACTCGAACTTTCGACCTGCGGATTAGAAGTCCGCTGCTCTATCCAACTGAGCTACGCCCGCAGAAAGTCAATTCTTTCGGCCGCTTCTACGCTCTCCATACTTATTCTTCTTTGACCGACGAGGCTTTCCAGCCTTTCGTCCACGAAAATCTGATGATGATCCAACACCGCGAGACTTAGCCATTATATAACCCTTTCTTATGTGAGCTTAAGGGAGGAACCACTGATTGCTGTTTCTGCAACATTCTTATCAGGAACAACAAGACCATTACCCAAATTCTCATTATATTGATTCATGAGTTCAATCTGAGGTCGAACAGTAAACACAATAAACTTCTTGTCAATCTCGATTTCCTTGTAGTCTGCATACGCGAGCCAACTCATCATCCCAAGTTGTCCTGCTTGCATGGGAAGTAGTAGTGCTGGATTCTTAATCTTAACAGATGTTTCCGTCTCATCACACTTACAGATGAGTTCTTCTCCACTACTTAGCCTTACGATTTTTACTTCCATTCTTGCCCTTCACTTTCTTCTTTGCGAAAATCTTATCATAATTTTCTTGATATTGTTTGAAATTAGAAATTCTACTTTTATCACCCTTACCGGCAGAATGTTTTCCACCCATAATCATCTCCAAAATAAAACACAATTATACCATTTTTGGGGGATATCCTCTGGATTTTTCTCTGCACGAGATATTGATTGATTAACTTCGTGTTCGGTTAATAGTATATCATGTTTTTTATCGCCATACAAGACTGTAGTGTAATAATAATGTCTTGCTTCTCTCTGGCTTTTTCTTAATTTATTAAAAATTAGTCCCATGTTTATTCTCCTATCACATTATATAGACAACTCCCCGAAGGGAGTTGCCAGTCATATATTAAATTGTCAATATATCTATTCGGTCTGTGTATATAAAATTCCAGTAATTGGACTGAACCAAGGATCGTTGGGCCCAAATGGATTTGGTTCAAAATCATCTCTTGTGTCAGAATCAAACTGTAACTCCTCTGGACCATAGAACTGCCATGGCAATCCAGCATCAGGAGCAAGGAACAGAGGAATATTTCTATCCCAGTCATTCCAGCAATCTTCGAATTTGACATTTCTGAATCTAGGACTCACACCATCATGTCCGACAGTCCACGGACCTTCTGTGTTTTGTGTACCATCTTCATTCAGTTTATCATAAGACACTGTTGTGTGACCATTTCCTGTGGCTAAATCCTGTTTGCCGTGGAACATACAATTTTTAAACAGGTTGTTCTTACCAGGTCCACACCATCTAAAGATAACGGCAGGAATAGTACATCTTGGTAGATCAAGACCACCTGTGTTGGAGAGTTCCACATTTACCCATGCAACATTGTGTGCTTCACTTTGGCCAGGACATGCGTGTACGCCTTGCTGCTGACAACTGTGATTACCAAAAACATCTCTAAAGATAATGTTTGTATGGATATAAGGAAACCCCCCATTAATTTGAATGTAATCTGTATGGCATCCTGTTGGGAAATCCTCATAGTTTTCATTGTGGTGTGTGATAAGAATATTGAGAGCCATTTGAATCCAGTGCATCTCAAGGACATCACATTGGATATAGTCCATGTGCATATTACGCATAAGAATACCTGCATGTCCTTCTGCAACGTATTTCTGGGTACAATCTGTCCAGTATTGAAGACCATGAATTCCAGAAAGTTTGTAATAGTTACCATTCCACCAGTCTTCTTCAAGACCACTAACAATAGAATTATCGTACCATCTTATTGCCCGTTGACTGACGCTTAGGAGACTTTCTTGTCCAGATTCGACATACACATTGTCAAGCCGTGTAAATATACTACCCATACCAATACCACCTTCACTCGATACAATCTTAGCGTCCTCACGAAGAACGCCAGGTGCAGGAGTGATCGTGACATATCTGTCTGTGGTTTGGAATGCACAAGTTGACCAATGTTGTCCACAATAAGCAGACCGGTCGAATACATGTTCGCCTTCCATCAAGTAAATAACCGTACCACCAACTTCTAAATTTGCGCCCTCGCCATTGTGTCGCACCGCACGAAGTATATTCTTATATGGATTCTCTAGTGTACCATCACCAGTTTCATCTGATCCATTTGGTGAAACATATCGTTCCACTACAGGCCATTGACCATAATTATTCGAAAATAGATTCACACCACTGTATTGTGGTCTATCGAGGTAGCTATTTGCCGCGGCAATTTCTGTAACATCTTGATCTAAAACAACACTTGGTCCATCAATGGGGAAGACCTCTGCTGTCACTGTAGTCTTTACATCTGGATATAGCCTAGTTTCGAGTCCAAACCAATACTCGTCTTCACCAGTGCGTTCATTGAAGGTTTGGTCGCGAACAACCACAATCTCATCTGCAATTGGTGTGGTCGTCCCCCAATATGCAAGCAATCGTGCAAGCGTTTTTCCTCCATCAGAATGCCAATTCTGGAAAAGGATGGAGATATCTTCTCCATCTACTGTACCATCCTTGTTAAAATCACCTTCGAATCCTTCTCGGTGTATTGTGTACTCGACACGATCCACACCCTCTAGGTGATATGCAACAACCCCCATGTCAAAAACACCCACAACATCTTGTTGTGGGACAACATCAAAGTACGCGATTGGGGGTTCCTCGTGGGGGGTATACTGTCCTAAATCACCACCCTGACATAACAAAGTCAAGCCAATAAGTGAATGAAGCATTATGTTCTCCTTAATAAAAAAATGCTCAATCTTACGATTCGCATCGCTCATAGCAGGAACATTATAAATTCATCTTGAATTGTTACTCTATGTATATAATGTTTTTGTTAATATAGGTAAAATAAAATAAAAAAGAAGAGCCGGTATTTCTACCGGCTCTCCTTCGTTCAATGGGACTCTGGATTGTCGTAATTACCAGAACCTTTCGGGTGACTGTACGAGTGTTAGTGTAACCCTACTCAGATGTTCCTGCTCATCCCGCTAAGGATCATCCCGCAAGCATTTCTGCATCGCTAAGGACAGGTCGCTAAACCATTCAGGAACTGCACTATGCCCAATCAAAGCATTGTTATGCGAGTCCCAGAAAAGAGATGATCCGTCTCTTTTCCTTTTTATTCACTTGTCATACGAGTATTATACTCGATCTTTTGGGGATGTCAACCCCCTAATGGTAATTTTCTGGATTTATCATCTCGTCCATGTGGTCAGCACCATGTGCCTCATTATAGGCACAGCTACGACACATAACTTCTACCCACTGAGTATTATGCAATGGGGCGTCCGCTTCAGGTCCACAAAGAACACAAAATTCGTAAACTTCTTTTGTACTCATGTTAGTCCTTAGAAAAAAAAAGACCGCGCGGGCTGGGCAGACGCTTCCCAGATATTGACACCGCACGGTCTTCGAAATCTTGACAAGGATTTAACCCCTTGCCAAGTTGCACTACTCTTTATTTATAAAATTAAAGAGCGTAACGAACACCCATGGGATCGAACCCGTAGGTACGCTCACCGGGGTGAGTGTCCTCCATGTAGTAACGAGTCTTTCCAGTCGGAGTTTCCTCCGTGGTGATCTCCCAGTTACCGTAAGCCTCGACCATATCGCGAATGTCGCTGATGGTCGCACGGAGGTTCCCAACACCAAAACGGCTGCGAGCTTCCGCTTCGGTGAGACCCTTGCCAGTTGCAAGGTAGTTGATGACACGACGCTTCTTAGTCATAGTGTTGGGCATTGCCAACTCTCCTTCAAGTGATGCGTAAAGTACATTATCGGGAGAGTCCGTCGCATCTAACCAGACATCCGATTTGCTTATGTGCTAATTATACATTATATTCTGATGTTGTCAATACCTTTTCAGAATATTTTTTGGGAACTGGAGAGGTGAGATTCGAACTCACGACCAGTCGGTTAACAGCCGACGGCTCTACCACTGAGCTACTCTCCATACGATCAACGGCGACTACGGAACTTATCGGATGATTCCCACATAGTCTCATCATCGTCCAACAGATCTCGCTGTGCCTTTATTCCGATAATTATCATTACAGAAAATGCAAGAATCATTCCTAGCCAAACAGACACAGCACCATACACCATGAGAGCACCAAACATCATGTTCATGCCGGTCATGATAACAAGAGCCGTTATGGCATATTGTTGCTGACTCGCACACTTCTTCTCTGCATCACTCATGGGCTTGTATCCGCCCCAATCAATCTTTCTGTTTGTCATCAATCCATTCCTTCTGTATTTTTCGCAGTTCTTCCCATACAGCAATTTCATCTTTCCGCACCTGTATATGGTGCGATATGAGATCTGTAAGTTCATCTGATGCTAGATCAAGACAACGAGGCGTTACTCCATTGGTATCGTTACAGAACACCTTCTGTGTTCCGTCTGTGTGTCGGATTTTCATCCATGGTTTTTCGTTCAGTGTGTTATTCATAATACCCCCGGTTGGACTCGAACCAACGACCAATCGGTTAAAAGCCGATTGCTCTACCAACTGAGCTACGGAGGCGGGTGTTTAAACTCAAACTGCTTCGTTGAACCACTCTGGGATAAGGCTCGGTTCCTTCCACGTTGCGATTCGGGCTTTTTCTCCAATGTAGTAGTTTCGATATGCTTGGACCGCATCACCCTCTACCCTATACTCATCAGGCATTGCCTGCGCGAAAGGTGTGAGAGTTTCATGATCAAACATAATACTGACTTCCTTTTCGTAAAACCACCGTGTGCCCATACTGCACCAACGGATTACATCCTCGGTCGCGTGAGTCTTTCCGTACCGACGAGTATATTCCCTACAGAGTTCCATAGCATGACACCACAACCAAAAATAGTTTGCCTGTGACTCGCGCACCCACTTTGTACATGGGTGATTGTAGAAGGCCCTTTTGTATGGTGCTCTCCCATCTGGCCAGATACTACAGAGCATCTGACCGCTCTCCAGAATCATCTTGACCACATGTTTGTCACACTGCATACGTGCAGCTTCTTCTGGGGACTCGTCAAGTACAAAAATGTTCATAATATCTCCAATGAGCCGGGTGGGGCTCGAACCCACGAGGACACCGTTATAAGCGGTGCTGCTAATGCCATCCGCTTCCGGCCCGTTTACCTATTATAAGGTGTCAGTCCGAAAACGTCAAGCGAGATTTCTTATTTGTTACGTGACCGCTCTCTGTCTTGTTAAGGTAGTTGGACTTCTGACGATCTTCGTCATGTCCGAGTCGATAGTTCACTTGATCAACGTCACCCATGAGAGACTTAATCTTTACCTGTGCGTCTGAATCAGCAAAGTGCCAATGCATAAGTTTTTCTACTTGCTCAATCGCATCATCTTCGTTGGGACCGAGTGGAATGTCAATATGGAGTCTATACACGAATCTATTCCTTTACCTGCTCGAAACTTTCTACCATATTAATGTCAAAGCTACGCCACGCCCCTTTATCAACGTCCCATACCTGAACAACAGTGGATTGTGTTCCTTTTGAGGTAACTGGTCGATATCTATCATAATTACCAAGGCTATCATATGCTTGTTGTGGCATATGTTGTGGATCCAATGTGCAGTTCATCTCTCTGAGTTGTCCGGTTGTCTTTTTTACAAAGACTACTCGACACAAATGGGTTGAAAGTTGCTGAACCGCATCACGACGGGTTATTGGCTTCATTTTCTTGTCCTCTTCGCATTGCCCATACTAAAATACTTACCAGTTCATCCGGGGAAACGTATCCCTTGTTATATTCGCCATCTTCTCTGAACGGAATTACTTCATTATCAGGTGAAATTACCGCAATTTCAGCATTTTCGACAAAATTATCGATATTAGACGGTGTGATAAAATCATCATCACCACTATTTTTGATGGAAGAGACGGAATTTAGTCCAAATTGGACAGAAACCGTATATCCATTAGAGAATTTCATATGAAAACCTCTATGACGGGGTGAATATGTTACTGTTGTCAAATTAAACCCTGATTTTTGCATAAAACCGCATTCAAAAAACGTAAAATACTGAATATGAGGAAAAAATGACAATCAATGCAATAGCCATCATGATTATTGCATCTTCTGGAGTCATATCAGTGAAAAATTCGTCCAAATACAGCAAAAAACGGTTAAAAATTGGTATTTTTTTCTTCATGGATGTAATATTACCCCAAAAATCGCGAAAGTCAAGAAAATTATCGTCCTCTTTGGACTTTTTTCAGCCTTTCCGCTTCACCTTTACGGACCTGAGGCATCATTCGCAATGCACGCTTCTCAATTGCGCCTCTTCTCTTATCTACCATCTTCTCTATTTGCTCTCTTGCCGAGGCAGACAGCTTTTTCCAGTCCGCACCCATGGTAAATCGCTTCATCATCTGTTTTCTTGCCGCTCGTCTTGCTTTTGTATTGAGTTCTGCTTCTGTTTTTCGTCGCATTTTCTTTCGCTGACGAGTTGCAGAACGCAATTTAGCAGTTCTTCTCGCAATCATAGAACGCTTGGCTCTTTGTTGTGGAGTAAGTGCTTCTAATAATTGCTTATATGATCTCATTTTCAAAAAATTCTCTCTTCGGGAATTTTATGCTTTGCAATTACGGAATTGATGCCACTCTCATAAACCCGTTTACCGGGGAAATGTGGATGCTGATCATATGCCTGACCACCAATTCTTGGTTGTGGGAACAAGCCATGCACAACTTCCCCAGAGGGAGTACTGAATTCATGTACTTGAGTAGCTGCTCCTGTGAATGTACCCGGCTCAACGCTGATATATGTTTCCGTTCTATCATCAGCTAAATTCTCATCATATGAAATACCGTGCTTTTCAATATTTTGTTGAGTGAGAGGAATTCCACCATGATCTTCTATGTGATCATGTACAGAAGCAACATCAAATTCATCTGGACCAGATTCTGCATCAAGCGGATGTCGCTTCATGTTATCTGAATTAAAATCCTCACCCAAAAACTCTAAAAAAGTTTTCATATTATTTCTTCCTTCCGTGCTTGCAATCACAAGAACAATCGTTTTTCTTATTTTTCTTGTTGGGAACTAATGTTCCACTAATACCTAGATCAATTCCCTCTTCATGTAAGTAATCGAGTAGTGAAGTTTTTATTGCTTCACCGAGGGCCGCCTGTGTTGCTTGTGTTGTGGCATCCTTAAAAACGTCCCACGGTGTCGAAAATCCCCAATCACTCGAAGTGTTTTGCTGCGGTCCCGACATCCCACCAAGCCCACCGGCAGCCAATCCTGTGTGGTGGAATAACCTACCGAGTGCCCAACTACCAAGTCCTTCTACGATGGAGGGGTCATAGCTTTCACCCATTCCGCCACCATTACCTTCCCCACCGAAGATAGAACCACCACCATTATCACCTAGTTCCTCGTGAGGGATTCCTACGAGTCTTCTCTTTGTAGGAGACTTCCTTTTCTTCTTTTTCTTCTTCTTTGATTTTGCACGAAGCACCTTGTGGATCTTTGTTGGTGGTTCTGTAGAATCTGCTTCTCTGTATGTCATCATTCGTCCTCTAATATGTGTAGGTGATCTGTTGGTCCAGCATAACCTGAGTTCTGTAAGTGACTTCTTTTTACGCCTGTTTTATTTCTTGAAAATTTAAAACCTTGATTTGCAAAGTGACTAATCATTCCTTCGCGTGTTTGTGTTTCTGGGTGTGGTACGTAATCCTTCTTAGGGACAGTCAGCCCAATGGCACCCTTTCCTTCCTTATGTCTGAATCTCATGGTGGCATTTGGCATCATATCTCCGAGATGAGGTATGTTTAAGTGATCATGATCGCCGGTATGTGATGCTCCGATACCATCGATCATGACAATATCTTTCCCCTTTTCTTTATATGATGGAGCTACTGCCTCCCCAGTGTCTATCCCCGTTATAAGGGTGTCACCCATTCTAAACTTTGCAGTTCCGCTGGGATTATAGTTTTGTTTTACAATTGTACCTTTGGTACGACTTACCCGTTCCTTGGTATGGGTTTCTGTGTGGGGAACACCATTAAAATCATGTCCGTAGATATCTTCCAAGTGGTTGTGTGCCCCAACCTTATCACTATCCTCTAGCTTTAAATTGTTTAGATATTTGTGGAACCCCGGATCTTTAGAAGTCGCGGACCATTTGCCGTCTTTTAAGTGGGTTCTGCCTTGCTGAAAGTCTTTACTGTGAAGACCCGCCTCTACACCTATTGTTTCACCTGTTTCTGGATGAATCATGTAACCGTCCAGTCCAGTACCACCGAGTTTTCTTATCTTACCATTATCATCATAATCCGGACCAAATAGGTGATCCTCGAAGGCTTCTCCACCTTTAGCGTATGGCATTTCTAGTAGAACGGTTTTTGGAATATTTCGTAAAGGACTTTTCAACAATAGACTCCTTGCGTAATAGTATTTATAAATAGTATGACATCAAATATTTTATTAGTAAGTTCTAAAATGGCAACCAGACTAGTCGAAAATTACGTTGGAAGATTGCTAAGTGAAGATTTAGAGGATAGGTTTCCGAATCCGAGGATCTGGGGGTATGATGACGAGGGCCGTCCAATTGGACCAGGTACGTGGCCAGATCCGTTCGATCCAGTATTTGGTCCAGTAGATTTTACACCGGGTTTAGATGATCGGTATAGACCAGCTGACGACGGCTTACCACCCGAGAGAGAACCACCAATAAATCCAAATTATGAACGCATTCGTGATCGAACACCATTCCGATTCCCACCTGTAGTAACTCCAGAGCAATTACCGATAGATGGGTTGAATGATCCTACTTACTTACCTCCTGGCATGAGACCTCCAGTGGACTTTACCCCCGATTTCACAGACTTCCCATTCCCGTTTGGTCCTCGCATACCCATCAGAGTCCCCGGCTTACCCCGCACTACTCCTGCTGCGCCCCCTGTTATCGGGTAATTTAAATGGCAACTGTACGTGGTGGAAAACAACATCATAACCAAATCGCCCAGACAGTAATAGACTGGGCGATTTCTCGTCTAGGACTTTCTGATTATGATTTTGATCTGGTTGTAATCATAGAGAATTTGGATGGTTATTATGGAGAGTGTTATCCGGCAAGGGATGCTCACCAAAAACGATATTATATAAAAGTAACACCAGACACAACTCTAAGAAACTTCATAGGCACAATCCTACATGAAATGGTTCATGTAAGACAGTACCTAGAAGGCGAGTGGGTTTCTGATGGTGAGAGAGAATGTACGGAGTTCGAGATGTTCCTCACAGATGAACTTTGGAAAGAGGGAATTATCTAATCCCTCGGCATAGTTCTCACTATTGAATACTGTTTGTCTGAGAGCTTTTCTAATTTACTCGCATTTGAAGTAATACGCTTCTCATGTGCCTCGACACGCTGCTCTAGCATACTTGCCTTATGACTGGTTTTCCAGACAAAGCCAACCATAGCAAAGAACCCTGTTGTTAGTAAGGTGACACCAATACCGACCATATGATCTAGTATATTAATACCTTCCATGTGTTTCTCCCCAGAAACGTGGTTACGTGTTGCGTCACTTCAAGAAAGGCATCGTGTTGTCATATTCTATAGTATTTATAGAATAATATATTTGGATATCATTTCAATCCCATTGCTCTTCTTTCAAATTCCGGAGCATTTTTTCTACGAATCCGTGCGTTTCGAATTCGCCTTGATACTTCATCTACATCACTTGTTCTTGAGCTAACCAATCGTTCTCGGTCTGCCCTCGTAACAAGACCATCTGGCGAATCAGTCCTTATGGTATCATCATATTCTACTTCTGAACCCCTGAGTGCATCAAAAGGAAGCTGCGATTGACTCATTGCCAATCTTGTAAGAGGTACTGCGGGAATTAGATTTGCCCATCCAGAGCTACTTATAGCATCTTTAAGATTATCTACTGTTCCGGTGACAAGGTTCCTACCATACTGAGCAGCCTTACTCCCAACGCTACTTGTATTATAAGGTGAAGCAGGCCCAAATTCATACCCTGCACCACGGCTTGAGGCATCTGCTGCCAGATCGGTCTGAGCTGGTTGATCAAACCAGCCTTCACCACCATCACCTACAAGAGCACCACCGATGTCATATCCTGAAAGACCTGAACCCACAGCAGAACCAACAACACCAGTGGCAGGATGTTTCAATAAATTACCCATCGTTTTTACCACACTTTTTCGACTTGGGCCATCTAAACTCGAAAGAGTGGGCTTAAACTCATCGGCAGCCTTTCCGATATCACTTCTCATCTTTTCAAGACGGGCTCTTTGTTCTGGAGTGTAATCATCCAATGCAATTTGATCAAGAGGCGTGGGCCCTTCAAGTGTTTTGGCCTGTCGTCTTAATTTATTTGCAGGATCCATTATTGATTCAGGATCACCATACTGGCTGATACTATGAGAAAGATATTGACGATTTTTTGTTTTCTGTCGTTCTATTTCCTGCACGAGATCATCAATCCAATTATGTTGCTTACCAGACGCACCTCTCACTGGGTTATCGGCTGGGAGATCACTGGGCTGCATTGTTGAAGCCAGACGCATTTCCGTTCCAACATTTGGATTCTGTGCAGCAGCGGCAGCAGAGTATCTTGCAGCACCGATCTGATCCATTGCTTGTCTGACACCTGGCTTCGACGATGGATCCTTTATATTATAGGTGGGAGGGAGGATTTCATCTGCAACATCTGCTGCTCTTTGTGCGAGCCGCCTTTTCTCCTCATCTTCCATGAGATGTTGAATAAAAGATTTCATCAATAACCCATTGCCCTTTTCTCAAATTCTGGAGCGATTGCTCTACGGCGCCGTGCGTGTGCTATACGGTTTTCTATATCGGATAGCGATCCAACATGATCTCCAGTCCTGTGTGCAACCAGAGCTTCGCGACCTGCTTGTGTAATGGGTCCATCTGGCGAATCAGTCTCTACGGTATCATCATATTCTACTTCTGAACCTCTGAGTGCATCAAAAGGAAGCTGCGATTGACTCATTGCCATTTTTGCAAGAGGTACTGCGGGAATTAGATTTGCCCATCCAGAGCTACTTATGGCATCTCTGAAATTATCCACGGTTCCCGTAGCAAGATTCTGACCATACTGTGCAGCTCTATCTGTAACGCTATCTGTATTATAAGGTGAAGCAGGCCCAAATTCATACCCTGCACCACGGCTTGAGGCATCTGCTGCTAGATCGGTCTGGGCTGGACGATCAAGGAAACCTTCACCACCATCACCCACAAGAGCACTACCGATATCATACCCGGAGAGACCTGCACCTGCACCAGAACCAGCAACACCTGCACCACGACCTAGAGCACCAAGTGCTTGTCGAGGGGTTATATTTGAGGGCTGCGGCCCTCGAAGGGCGGTAAGTACATCTGATCTTTGTGATGGGGTCATATTTGCCCTCGGTACATCGAAATTTCGATGCCCCATGCCGTGTTTTGAGGCCTTGGCGGCATCGCGCACGCGATCAAAGTTTACGCTTCGCTTGTATTCAGGATGCTTTTCAAGAGGTATGCCTTTGACGTATGCGTCGAATTCCCATCCGCCTTTGCCGTATGGGGCCCCATGGGGGCCGCGGCCGAGGAGGGTACGGCGCTTATTTCGATATTCTTTCGGGTAATCATTTTCGAACCCAATTGGGTACTCTTGTTCCATGATTACTTCATTTACGATGCGAGATGTAAGTTGTTCTGTGATTGATTTCATTTTAGTTTTCCTTGGTATTTAGCTGTTTGAGCCTTTTATCGGAGACACTCAATCCAGAAACCAGAGTGAAGAGTCTGAGACTGTCTTTGTTGTCTTCGTAGATGCCACGGTGCAGGGTTGCTTCGGGACAAAGAGAAGAGAGTGTGTCGAACCCATAGGAAAGGCTGTCCATGAGTCCTACGGTGTTTTCCATGATGTCCTTACCACCGACTGCGACACATGCGGCAACCTTTGCATTAGAGAGTTCGGCATCGGTGAGTAATGTCTTTTCGATGTTCGTCTTGACGGCACGAGAAACCGACTGCTCGTCCTCGAACTCCTTGAGCTTCGCGACACCCATCACCATCACTCCTCCGCACCTGAGCACGGTGGCATAATCGGTGGGATCGAATGAGGTATAGGGAGATGACTGGTTCGTGAGCACGTTGAATGCATGGAACAACCCAGAGATGGTGTTGTTCACGGTCGGCCAGAACTTCTTGACTGTGAGTCCTCTGTACATCTTCTCGATCTTTGCGTTGTCGAGGATCATGAGTGGTGAGATCTCATTGGCTTTTCCGAGTTCGCTCATCTTGTTCAGAACCTTATAGGCATTCCCAGAGACACGGGGAGAGACGGCTTCACCTCTGGTGGGCAACGAAAGAACAACACCGACACGTTTTTCGGGATCATCATGTCCGATGTACTTCATGTACTTCTTTGCCACTTCGATGAGCACTTCGGCAGAACCACTACCGCTGCCTCCACCTGCTCCGACACAGACAAAGAGATGATCGACATTGCTCCCATAGATCTTTCTCATCAGATCAAAGACATGTTGCTTGTGCTGGTTCGCGGCATGATGACCACGTTCCATATCCTTGCCTGCACCCTGCTCACCACAATCAAAAAGGAACTTCTGGGAACTAGGGAGATTCAGAGTGTCGAGATCCTGCTTCGATGTATTGACTGCAATGCACTTACGATATCCACGATCATAGAATGCCTTTGCGAGCCGTCCGCCACCCTGACCAGATCCTATCCATGCGAACACCTGAGAACCACCGGATTCATCCTCGACAGCGGTTTCTTCTTCCTCTGGGATCTCGTAGTCTTCGAGATCGATATCGGGGATCTCGATATCAGGAGTGATGTCTTGGGGACTGTCATCATGGGTTTCGTCAAAGCCGAAAGTCTCTTCTTCTGTCATATATTGCTCCTTTTATTTATTTAGGAGATATTAATATTAATGAATATGGTGATTACTACTTCCTGCGCCGTCTATAGAAGAGTAATGGAATCGCCGCAAGAGGAACAAACACATAGTTCTCAGAGACAACAGCGTATTCCAGATCATCTATTTTAGGCATCTCATCGTCCATACCAAAATCGAACAGAGGCGGTACAGTCAACTCAAAGGATTCCTCCTGAGTCTCCGAGAATGCTCGTGTGAGCCGTCGGAGATATTCCATAGGGTCATCGGGTTCATTTCCAGATAAAAAGTCGAATCCCTGTCCATAACCAAGAATAAGATCCTCGTAGGCAACAGATCCCCCGAAGCCACCCTGTGCAGGATCAAACGCGGTCATATAGAAGAATGGTGCAGAAAGGAACCCTGTACTCTGTGAGGGGGGTGCAGGTGTGAGATCCTGATCATCCACCGGATTGTCCACCGGACCGGATGCAGTCGAACTCACCAGATCAACAGGAAGATTAGGCATGACATTCGTGACATTACCGAAGCTCTCGATATACGATGCAACGGTATCAACGAACTCCTTGCCCAGTATCGTTCCACCGATAACTGCGGCAGCACCGAACTGAAGGACTTTCTTCTGGAGAGCCTTCTTCTCTTTCTCACAGGATAACAGATCTTTATTCTGTTTCTCCTTGAGCCGTTCTTTCTGGTTTTCTAATTCACGCTTTAGGTCTTCATAATCACGACATCGTGGGCAGCCGGGATCAGACATATGGGAAACTCCTCAAGTCTATTTAGGAGTTTTCAGCAGTCCCATTACTCTCTTTTACCTATAATCAATAACGGAAATAGCGTGGAAAGGGATCGGGTGTCGGAGGATATGTTTTTCTGCGACCCGGAGCATATACTCCCCCCGGATACAGGAATGGAGTGGGACGAGTGGGAGTAGGTCCAATTGGCGGCCCGGGCACCCTTGCAGGCGGGGGCGGAGGATCATAATTTGGGTTTACCATTGGCTGAAAGAATCCAGGCGACCCTAACGGTTGACCGGGGAATGGAATTGGTACTGGAACGGAGTATGGATTTTCCCATCCGGGCGGAATTTGTGGTTCAACATAACCCGGATCACCGGGCTTAAGTGGTATTGGCCATGGAAATCGTTGAGGACCGGGATATGGATATTCCGGAACGAACTCCCAATCGAGATCACCATCTGCATCACTTTCAACTGGTTCATTTGCCGCTTCACCCATATAGAACTTCTCTGAGTCATCACGGACATCCGTTTTATACTCGTGATGATCACGAACGGCATCGATGTAGTTATGAACATCATCGGTGTAATCATCACTGTCTGTCTTCATTCCGTGGTTGTTCAGAGGACCGTGATTATTGATGATGGTGTCGTTGTCATGTCCAGAGAAAACACCGTCATATACGTGATCTTGGAACTCATCCGCCTTACCACCAGAGATATGTCCGATGTACCCACGAATCTCATTGAAGTGATCGTTCACCCTCTGTGAGAGTACTCTGCCTTCTGGCTTAGACATTATATTGGGCATATTCGTGTATGGTAGGCTTGATCTCCTACCCATACCAGTAAACGTGCTTGGGTTTCTCGCGCCTCCTACTGAGTGCATCTTGTCCCTCTTCTTCTTGATATAAGGGCCTTGAGCGAAATCCAGAGGAGAATCTAGAAAGGATTCGTTTGTCTGTTCGATTTGTTCTGTGATGTATTGTAGGAATGTTTTCATTTCATGGTTTCTCCGGGGGGTTCTTTTTATTTATACTGCCGGGGTTCTGGGGGGATTTTCTCCGCCGAATATTTTCTGGGTTTGGAGTCCCGG